GAAGGTTATGTAGCAATCGTCCCAATCGATACGACTACTGTGCCTTCAAAGCCTGGCGTATTTGAAATCAACACCGCCAGAACAGGTAAGATTATCGAATGGTTTCCGCAGCATGTTCGCGTAAATGTTTATAACGAACTAACCGGACGTCGAGAGGATCTTATCGTTCCCAAGAAGACCACCGCGATCGTCGAAAACCCGTTCTACTCTGTGATGAACGAGTCCAACTCCATGATGAAGCGTCTGCTTCGTAAATTGGCTCTGTTGGATGCTATTGACGAACAAAGCAGCTCCGGCAAATTGGATCTGATTATTCAGCTGCCTTACGTTATTAAGACTGAGCAGCGTCGTAAGCAGGCCGATCAGCGCCGTCAAGATATTGCCGATCAGTTGTCCGGTTCCAAATACGGTATTGCTTATACCGACGGTACGGAACGTATTACTCAGCTCAATCGACCCGTCGAAAACAATCTAATGAAGCAGATTGAATACCTTACGAGTATGCTATACAGCCAGTTGGGTATCACTCAGAGCATCATGGATGGTACTGCCGATGAGAAGACCATGCTGAATTACTACAATCGGACGATCGAGCCTATCGTTGCTGCCGTGGTAGATGAAATGCTGCGTAAGTTTCTTACTAAAACTGCCCGCAGCCAGAAGCAGTCTATCATGTTCTTCCGTGATCCGTTCAAACTTGTTCCTGTTGAGCAGCTTGCTGAAATCGCTGATAAGTTTACTCGTAACGAGATTGCCACCTCTAACGAGATGCGTCAGACGATTGGCTGGAGGCCCTCTAAGGACCCGAAGGCGGACGAACTGCGGAATAAGAACCTCAGCGAACCCTCTGGAAATGCTAAAGCCCTTCCTCCGGGTACGCAAAACGTAACCACACCCACAAAACCAGAGGAGGAAGTTCAAAATGGAAAGATTTGACTTCGGCGGCTGGGCGACCAAAAACGACTTGAAATGCACTGACGGTCGTACGATCCGTAGAGATGCTTTCAAGCATAATGACGGTTGCACGGTTCCTCTTGTTTGGAACCACCAGCACGATGACCCTACGAATGTGCTTGGCCATGCTCTCCTGCGAAATCGCAAGGAGGGCGTTTATGCTTATTGCTCATTCAATGAAACCGACAGTGGCAAGAATGCCAAGATGCTGGTCGAACATGGCGACGTTGTATCGCTGTCCATTTTCGCAAATCAGCTGAAACAGAACGGTGGCGATGTGCTGCACGGCCAGATTAAGGAAGTAAGCCTTGTTTTGGCAGGTGCAAATCCCGGCGCTCTTATTGACTCTGTATCTATTGCTCATGGCGATAGTGCCGAGGAAGAAGCAATCATTTGGACTGGCGAGGGTATTTTCCTTAGTCATTCCGATGAAGACCCCGAAGAAACTAAGGAGGAAAAACCTGTGGCTGAAAAGAATGAAAAGACCGTCCAGGAAGTCATTGACTCCATGGACGACGATCAGAAGAACGTTATGTATTACATGATCGGCGAGGCGCTGAAGGAAGCCGGTGTTGACGTCGACGAAGATAACAAGGAGGAACCCGAAGTGAAGCATAATGCATTCGACCGCGAAACCCAGACCGAAAATGTGCTGTCCCATGCCGACATGGAGACCATCTTTAAGGATGCCAAGCGCTGTGGCTCTCTGAGAGAGGCATTCCTGGCCCATGCCGATAATATGGAACTGGCACATTCCACCCAGACTGAGACCTCTTCCAGCGAGACCCAGAAGTACGGCATTATTGGTGCCGACGATTGGCTGTTCCCTGAAGCTCGCCTGATGAACAACGGCGCTCCCGAGTTCATTAAGCGTAAGATGGAGTGGGTCTCCGTTGTTATGCACGGCGTACATCACACTCCCTTCTCCCGGATCAAGTCTATGTTCGCTGACATCACCGCTGAAGATGCCCGCGCTCGTGGCTATCTGAAGGGTAACATGAAGAAGGAAGAGTTCTTCACCCTGCTGAAGCGTACCACCACTCCCACCACCATCTACAAGAAGCAGAAGATGGACCGTGACGACATGATCGATATTACCGATTTCGACGTAGTCGCATGGCTGAAGTCCGAGATGCGTATGATGCTGGATGAGGAAATTGCCCGCGCCATCCTGGTTGGTGACGGCCGTCTGTCTTCCAGCGATGACCACATCAACGAGCTGAATGTCCGTCCCATCTGGACCGACGAAGACCTGTATACCATCAAGGCCAAGGTTTCTGTTGCTGCCAACGCTACCGACACCGAGAAGTGCAAGGCTCTGATTAAGGCAATTGTTAAGTCCCGTAAGGAATACCGTGGCTCCGGCGAGCCCACCATGTTCACCACCGAAGATGTCCTGACCGACTTCCTGCTGATGGAGGACAACAACGGCCGGTATATCTATGACTCCATCGACAAGCTGAAGTCTGTCCTGCGTGTTAAGAACATCGTTACCGTTCCCGTCATGGAAGGCCTGTCCAACGACAACGGTGAGCTGAAGGCTCTGATCGTTAACCTGAAGGACTACAATGTCGGTGCTGACAAGGGCGGCGCTGTCAACATGTTCGATGACTTCGACATCGACTACAACCAGCAGAAGTACCTGATCGAGACCCGCTGCTCCGGCGCTCTGATTAAGCCCTACTCTGCTATCGCTGTCTCCATGGCCACTGCTGCGTAAGGAGATAATTCAAAATGGCTAAGTTTTACGGAGCTATTGGCTATGCAACAACTGTAGAAACCTCACCGGGTATTTGGGAAGAACAGATTACTACGCGCATGTACGCTGGTGATCTTGGACGAAATACTCGGCGTCTTCAGTCTGGAGCGCAGGTCAATGACGACCTGACAATAGCCAATGAAATTAGCATCATTGCTGATCCGTATGCTTACCAGAACTTCCACGCAATGCGCTATGTCGAGTTCATGGGAACTAAATGGAAAATCAGCAATGTTGAAGTTCAGTTCCCACGACTCATTCTCACAACCGGGGGTATTTACAATGCGTAGTCAAGAAGAATTGCAGACTTTGCTCTGTGATGATATTTTGGGTTCTCCCAACGCTTACTTCCAGCCCCCGGCAAATGTGCAAATGAAATACCCTGCGATTGTCTATGCCTTGAAGGGTATCGATACGATTCGTGCTGATAATGGGGCTTACATAACGTTGCCCCATTACGAACTCACTCTTATCGATAAAAAACCCAATAGCCCGTATATTTCGAAACTGCTTGCTTTACCGTATTGCCGTTTCGACAGGCATTACAAGGCTGACAATCTGAATCACTTTACCTTCATTCTATATTTCTAAGGAGGAAATACTATGTCCGCTATTGTTTGGGACAAGACCGGTGAACGTATTTACGAATCCGGTGTAGACCATGGCGTGCTGTACCCCCAGGACGATACTGGTGCGTACGCCGGCGGTGTTGCATGGAATGGTCTGATTGGCATTACCGAGTCTCCCTCCGGTGCTGAGTCTAACCCTCAGTATGCCGATAACATCAAATACCTGGATCTGATGTCCGCCGAGGAATTCGGTGCAACCATCGAGGCCTATATGTACCCCGTGGAGTTCGAAGAGTGCGACGGCACTGCTGAGGTTGCTCCCGGTGTTACTATCGGTCAGCAGAACCGTAAGACGTTTGGTATGTCTTATCGTACCAAGGTTGGCAATGATGTTGCTGGCCAGGATTACGGTTACAAGCTGCATCTGTTCTGGGGTGCAAAGGCTTCTCCTTCCGAGAAGAACTTCCAGACCATCAATGATTCTCCCGAAGCAACTACCTTCTCCTGGGAAGTCACCACTACTCCCGTTGTGCTGACCACTATCAATCCCAAGACCAAGAAGGTCTACAATCCTACCGCATCCATGGTTGTCAACTCCACTAAGGTTGACGCTACCAAGCTGGCTGCTCTGGAGAAGATTCTGTACGGCGATACTGAATCTGAACCTCGTCTGCCCACTCCTGACGAGGTTATCGCTATTTTTGCTCCTGCTGAGGCAGGCTAAGTTTATAAGTCGCGGGGGTCTTAATGGCCTCCGCTTCTTTTATTTTTGAAAGGAGAAAACTATGTACATTTGGAAACACACTTATACCGATTACAACGGTAAAGAGCGAACCGAAGATTTCCATTTCAACCTGTCTAAGGGCGAATGCATGGATATGGAAATGAGTATCGACGGCGGTATGACCGCCTATATTCAGCGCATCATCAATGAGCAGAGCCAGTCCCAGCTCTACGCCTATTTCAAGGATGTTGTCGTAAAGTCTTACGGCAAGAAGTCTCTGGATGGTCGTCAGTTCGTCAAGAATGAGGCTCAGACTCAGGAATTCCTCCAGACCGAGGCGTTCTCTGATCTCATGGTTATGCTCGTATCGAATGCTGATAAGGCTGCGGAGTTCTTCAATCATATTATTCCCAAGGTTAAAGCCTCCTAATCGGGCTTTTATGGAAGGGAGGCCATAGAGTGCTCCAGTTGAAGATTCCCGCATTCGAGTATTTCGATGATGAAACACAAACTTTCCATTATGTAAAAGATACGATTTTACGGATGGAACATTCTCTGGTTTCGATTTCAAAATGGGAATCGCGATGGTGTAAACCCTTTATCTCCAGTAAGAAAAATGTTGAAGAAACGATTGATTATGCCCGATGTATGACCATTACCCAGAATGTTGATCCAGCAGTATATTTTGTACTTACTGATGACCACATTAAGGCTATTAACGATTACATTGAGCTTCCGATGACTGCTACTACTTTCACCGAGGATCAGAACAAAAAGTTTAATCGGGAAGTTATTACAGCAGAAATAATCTATTACTGGATGATTGCTCAGAATATTCCTTTTGAGTGCCGAACTTGGCATTTGAATCAGCTTATCACTCTGATTCGGGTTTGCAGCATTAAGAATTCGCCTCCTAAAAAGATGAGTGCTAAGGAACGCGCAAGTCGTAATAGAGCATTAAATGCCGCTCGCAGACAGGCATTAAACTCTAAGGGGTGATTCTTCACTCGTGATACGCATTAAACATAAAGGCAACTTTAATAGAACTGAGAAGTTCTTGACAGGTGCCCAAAAGCTCAAGATCAGGAATATTCTTGATCGGTACGGAAGAGAGGGAGTCAACGCCTTAGCTTCCGCAACGCCTATTGAATCCGGTAAAACAGCCGATTCATGGGAATACACAATTGAAATGGGCGGTGGATCTTACGCTATCTATTGGACAAACTCCAATGAGAATCAAGGTGTAAACATCGCCCTTATTTTGCAATACGGTCATGGTACGGGCACTGGCGGCTATGTACAAGGCCGCGATTTCATTAACCCCGCCATTAAACCGATATTTGACGCAATCGCAGATGCGGTATGGAAGGAGGTTACTAGCTTATGAGCAGTGTTGATAATCGTATTGTGCAAATGCAATTCGATAATCAGCAGTTTGAGAAGGGCGTCCAGACGAGCATCAAATCTTTGGATGCACTTAAGAAAGGCTTGAATCTGAACGCCTCAGCGAAGAGCCTTAATGAACTCGGTAAAGTTGGTAAATCTTTCTCTCTGGAAGGTATTGCAGCCAATGTCGAGCATATTTCTCAGAAATTCTCGGCTATGGGCATTATTGGCATAACCGCACTGCAAAATATCGCTAATCAGGCTATCCAGACTGGCGGTAAGATGCTTAAAGCGCTTACCATTGAGCCGGTTATGACTGGTTTTAGCGAGTATGAAACCAAGGTCAACGCTATTCAGACAATTCTGTCCAATACCTCTAGCAAAGGCACCACTATGGCCGATGTTACGAGAGTCATTGACGAACTGAATACTTATGCTGATAAGACCATTTATAATTTCGCTGAAATGACGCGAAATATTGGTACCTTTACGGCTGCTGGCGTCGGCCTTGAAGAATCCGCAGCAGCAATCCAGGGTATTGCCAACCTCGCTGCTGCATCTGGCTCTAGTAGTCAGCAGGCATCTACTGCAATGTATCAGTTATCTCAGGCTTTGGCAGCAGGTACTGTCAAGCTGATGGACTGGAACTCTGTAGTTAATGCCGGTATGGGTGGTCAGAAATTCCAGGAGGCGTTAAAAGAAACGGCTCGTGAAATGAGAAAGACCAATAAAGACTACAAGCACGACGTTGATGCTCTGATTAAGAAGAATGGTTCCTTCAGAGAGTCTCTTCAGGCCGGTTGGATCACAGCCGATGTTCTTAATGCCACTCTGCAGAAGTTTACTGTAGAGGGCGCTAGGGAATATGCTCAGAGTATGGTTGAATGTGGCCAGTATACTCAGGAACAGGCAGATGCTTTGATTGCAGAAGCCATTGCAATGGAAGATGCTGCTACTAAGGTTAAGACTTTTACTCAGTTGTGGGATACCCTTAAGGAATCTGCACAGTCTGGTTGGTCTAAGTCTTGGGAACTTGTCGTGGGCGACTTCGAAGAGGCAAAAGCGTCTTTGACTGAGATTTCTCAGATCGTTGGCGATATGATTAACGCCTCGGCAGATAAGCGTAACGCTGTTTTGTTTGAGTCTCTCTCTTCTGGCTGGAAGAGGCTTGTAAACGAAGGTGTTCCTGATGCTGAATTCTTCCAGGATACCATCGTTCAGGTTGCTTCTAAATACGATGAAAGTATTGCCAAAATGGTCGCTGATAGCGATAGCTTTGAAGCTTCTTTGAAAAACGGATGGCTTACTACAGACATCTTAACAGAGTCCATTGGCGAGTATGCTAAAAAACTTAATGAGCTGACTGAAGAGCAGTGTGAGGAATATGGCATTACTCAGGAGCAGATTGATCGATTTAATGAGTTGCATACAGCAATTCAAAATGGAGAGATCTCTATTGAGGAATTTGTTGAATCCTTCACTAAACTAAGCGGTCGTGAGAAAATCTTTGAATCTCTCAAAGAAACTATCCGCTTCATTAGTGAACTGATTCAGCCTATTTCTGCAGCATTTGATTCTATATTTGGAATTGATGCCGCACAGCTTACTGGCATGATCGATGGGTTACTCTCGTTTACCCAGAGTCTAAAAGTAAGCGAAACCACAGCTGAGAATCTACAGCGTACATTCTCCGGACTGTTTGCGATATTTGATATGGGCGGTAAAGCTGTCCGTGCAATCGCAAAAGGGTTCGGAGATTTAATTATGTATCTTGCCCCCGCAGGTTCAAGTTTCCTTGAATTTACGGCTGGCATTGGCGACTATCTTGTTGGATTGAATGACTCTGTAGACGCTACGAACATTTTTGGTACAACTGTCGATAAAGTCACGACAGCGATTAAGAATATTCTTAGTGGCTTGAAGTCTTTTGGCGAAGTAGTTTCCTCTCTCTTCTCTGGTACTGAGCTTACAGGTTCTCTTGAGAAATTTGCTCCTTTGATCGAGAAAATTCGAGAACGGTTCCAGCCTCTTGTTACTCTTGGTGGCGCGGTAGGAAAAGTCTTCGAGGGACTTGGTAAGGTACTTACTGCCGTATTACCCTTGTTTGCTTCCCTTGGTACTGCTATTGGCAATGCACTTAACAAACTTGCTTCTTGGATCAGCAATGGCATTCAGAAGATTGACTTCAATGCGGTATTTGATGCCCTTAATACAGGCCTTTTTGCCACGATCCTTGCTGGTATTTCTAAGTTTGTCAAAAATCTGAATGATGCTCTTGATGATGGCTTAGACGGTGTTCCGTTTATCGAAAAGATCACAAGCATCTTTGATGGTGTCCAAGGTGCTCTCGAAGCCTGGCAACAGTCTTTGAAAGCTGATGTCATTCAGAAGTTGGCTATGTCTATTGGCGTAGTCGCAGCAGCCCTAGTAGCATTGTCGCTGGTTGATTCCGCAAAGCTCAATAATGCTGTTGGTGCTATGGCTGGCATCTTTGTTGAACTCGTTGCTGCGATGGCCGTTATTGAGAAGATTCCGACGCTGAGCAAGATCGGTAATATCACCAAGATGGCTCCTGGTTTGATCGGTTTGGCTACCGGTGTACTTATTCTGTCTGGCGCTGTAGCAATTCTCGCACAGTGCGACTGGGAAGGCCTTGTTATCGGTCTTACTGGTGTTGCTGGTTGTTTGACAGGTCTTAGCCTGTTTAGTAAATTTAGCGATATTAGCGGCATGAAGATGAGTAGTGGCGTTGGCCTTATTGGTCTTGCAACTTCTATCATTATTCTCGGACAGGCAGTTAAGACATTTAGTGAAATGGACGGCAATGCGCTGTTGCAAGGTGTCACTGCAGTAGGCTTAGTTCTTGCTGAATTGGCTGCTTTCACTTCTGTAACATCTGGCAGTTCCGGGATGATTTCCACTGCTATTGGTATGACCATCATGGCTGCTTCCATGCTTGTTCTTTCTAAGGGTATTGATGCTCTTGGCAAGATGGATGCTGGAGTTCTTGAACAGGGACTTTTAGGTTTGGCCGGTGCACTGACCATGGTTACAGTTGCCATGCGGTTTATGCCCAACAATATGGCCGGTATCGGTTTCGGGTTACTCGAAATGTCTGCATCTATTCTTATGCTGACTACGTCTTTGACGACGCTCGGTAACATGGACATCGGACAAATTCAAAATGCGCTGCTCTCAATGGGTGGTGCTTTGATGTTGCTTTCCGCAGCAGCTCAGGCTATGCGTAATTCTGTTGCAGGCGCAGGTGCAATGCTCGTTATGGCTGGTGCAATGCTCGTTCTGACACCTGCTCTTAAGAGTCTTAGCGATATGTCCATTGCGGAAATTGCTACTTCCTTGGGAGTAATGGCAGGTGCGTTTGTAATTCTCGGTGTTGCAGGCTATGCGCTTGCTCCCGTGGCTTCTATCATCCTTACGCTAAGTGGATCTTTGGCACTACTTGGCGTTGCGTGTATCGCTGTCGGTGCTGGTGTGCTTGCATTCTCTGCTGGTCTTTCTGCTTTGGCAGTATCCGGCACTGCAGGTGCTGCTGCTATCGTAGCTATCGTTTCTTCTCTGGTGAGCCTCATTCCTATGCTGCTGACTCAGATCGGAAACGGTATTGTTGCATTTGCAGAAGCCATTGGCAATGGTGCGACGGCCATTGGACAAGCAGTAGTCCAGCTGGTTACAGCTATTGTGACTGCATTGACGACCTGTATCCCCCTGGTTGTAAATGGCGTAATGCAGCTCTGCTTATCCATCCTGACATCGCTCGCAACCTACGCAGGACCTATTGCGACTGCAGGTGTCCAGGTAATTATCGGCTTGATGACTGCATTGTCCGCACAGATTCCTGCTCTGATTAATGCCGGTATTCAATTGATGGTCTCTTTCATCAATGGTATGGCAGAAGGTATCAGAGCCAATACGCCTACAATTCTCGCAGCCGTAAGCAATTTGATGAGTTCCATCATCGAATTTGCACTGTCTGCTCTTGCAGCTCTCGTCAGCGGTATTCCCGGTATTGGTGCTCAGCTCGAAGCCGGTATTCTGGCCATTAAGGATTCTGTACGCACTTCTCTTGCTCCTGGTGATATGCAGGCAACGGGTGCAGAAGCAATGTCCGGCATGGCGACAGGTATTCAGTCTGGTACTGCCGAAGTACAGGCCGCTGGCGTTGCTGTTGGTGAACAGGGTGCCTCTGGTATCTCCACGGTACTGCCTTTGTACAATGAGGCTGGTGCAAACGCCGGTGCTGGTTTCGTTGATGGTATTGGTACCGAGCAAACACCTTCTCAGTCTGCTGGTCAAGGCTTAGCAGAGAAGGGCGCCTCTGGTGCAGCAAGTAAGAACGATAGTTTCTGGTCTGCAGGTTCTAACGCCGGTGCTGGTTTCGTACAGGGTATTTCTTCTCAGCTTGGCGCGGCAGAAGGCGCAGGTGCATCCCTTGCAGAAGCCGCTTATCAGGCAGCTATGCGTACCCTGGATGAGCATTCTCCTTCTCGTGTCATGATGGACATTGGTGCTTATGGCTCCAAGGGCTTCATTATCGGTTTGCTGTCGCTGATGAGTGGCGTTGAAAATGCTGGTGGTTCTATCGGCCAGACTGCTATCGACACCATGAATTCTGCGATGTCTAAGGTTGCTACGATCCTGTCTTCCGATCTGGATTCCGCTCCTACTATTCGTCCTATTCTGGATACATCCGATATTGAGCGTGGTTTGAGCTCTGTTGATAGGCTATTTAGTGCAACCAGAACTCTGGATCTCGGAAGCACTCGAATTAAAGCTGCTACAGTAGCCGGCACTATGACTTCTCACGATGAGATCGGCAAGACCGTTACTACGCCCGCGACCACCGTCAACAATAACTTCACGCAGAACAACTACTCTCCCAAGGCGTTGTCCCGTGTTGAAATCTACAGACAGACTAACAATCTGTTCTCTACAACCAAGGAGGTATTGAAGAAGGCATGATTAAATCTGTCACTGTTATCAATTACCTCAATGAATCTCTGAAAATTGTAATGGGGAGGCCGGAGCTTTCTGGCTTCCACATTCAAGAGATTACTGGTTTGGGTCCTCCTAAGGCCAACATCAATGCAACTGAGAACTCTACTGACGATGGCTCCGTTTACAACTCTGCTCGTCTGGATGCTCGAAATATTGTGATGAAGTTGGTCTTATTTCCCAATCCTACGATTGAGCATACCCGCCAGTCATCTTACAAATATTTCCCGATAAAGAAACCTGTTACATTGGTTATTGAGACCGACAACCGTATCTGTGAAACCGTTGGATATGTCGAAACCAATACGCCCAACATCTTTAGCAAGCAGGAAGCTATTTCCATTTCTATTATCTGTCACGATCCATATTTTTACTCTTATGGCGAAGACGGCACAAATGTTGTCGTATTTCATGGCGTCGAATCCGGCTTTGAGTTCCCATTCTCTAACGAATCTCTTACTGAGAATCTTATTGAGTTTGGCGCTCAGTCCCAAGACACTTATCAGACCGTGTATTACACGGGTGATGCTGAAATCGGTATGACTATCAGCATTCACGCAATCGGCGAGGCTAAGAATATTTCGATATTTAATACCGTCACCAGAGAATCAATGAGAATTGATACCGATAAGCTGGCCCAGATTACTGGCTCTGGTGTTATCGCAGGTGACGATATTATTATTTGTACCGTTAAGCGAAATAAGACCATCTACCTGTTGAGAAACGGTGTTTACATCAATATTCTCAACTGTTTGGATCGTGATGCAGACTGGTTTCAGCTTTCTAAAGGCGATAACCTGTTCGCATATACCGTTGAGGAAGGTCTGGAGAATCTCCAGTTCCGAATCGAAAACAGAACGATATTTGAGGGTGTCTAATTATGGAATTACTTGTACTTAACACCGCGTTGGAGTCATCCTCCATACTGGACACCTACAATTCTCTTATCTGGACCGACCGCTACTATAAGTACGGTGATTTCGAGATATTTACTCCCGTAAGTCTTGAAATTGTAGCCCAGATTCGGAAGGGGTATTATCTGTGGTCTCGTGATTCCGAGCATACCATGATTGTCGAATCTATCGAGATCGCTTCTGATGTCGAATCCGGTAATAAACTGGTCGTAACCGGACGCTCTCTGGAGTCCATATTGTGTCGTAGAATCGTATGGAAAACTACGAATCTGACTGGTTCCTTGCAGGCAGGTGTTAAGAAGTTAATCACCGACGCCATCATTGACCCCACAGATTCGAGTCGTAAAATTGACAATTTTATATTTGTCGAATCTACGGATGAAGCAATTACGAGCCTTACCCTTGAAAAACAAGTTGGTATGGGCGACGGATTGTATGACACTATTGTTAGCATCTGTGAATCCACCAACATAGGTTTCAAAGTAACGCTCACTGATGACGGAAAGTTTGCGTTCATGCTCTATGCCGGCACAGATCGTTCCTACGATCAGCTAACAAATCCATATGTTGTTTTCTCTCCTAAGTTTGAAAACATCATCAATAGTAACTATCTCGAATCTGACATTAAGCTCAAGACGGTTACTCTTGTTGCTGGCGAAGGCGAAGATCCTAACCGCGTTACATTGGAAGTTCCTGTAACTGCCGGTGCTGGAAGCGGTTTGGATAGACGCGAGATGTACACAGACGTTCGATATTTACAGAAAGAAAGCTCTGACGGTACCTTGACGGATGCAGAGTACAAGGCTCAGCTAAAGCAAAAAGGACTGGAAGATCTTGCTGAAAATACTTCTGTGAAAACCTTTGAAGGTGAAGTGGATACGATCAATATGTTCGTTTATGGAGAAGATTTCTACATGGGCGACATCGTCCAGGTCGCAAATGAATATGGAGCAGCTTCTAAATCTCGTGTAACAGAGTTTATTAGATCTCAGGACGAGAGCGGTAAAAAAGCGTACCCCTCGTTCGTTATCGTTGAATAATTGGGAAAGGAGAATGATATTTGAGTACAACTTGTGGATTCTTTAACTCCATGAATAAAGACCGAATGTATAATGCAACACACTTCGGTCATTGCTTCGATGGTATTATCCTCGATGGCATTCTGGCAGCCATCGGTGATTGTTTTGTCGTTAAGGCTGCTGGCGGAATGAATATCACTGTCGGTTCCGGTAAGGCGTGGTATCTCGCATCCTGGCTTGAGAACGACGCTGACCTTCCTATGACTCATGCTGTGTCTGACGTGGTTCTTAGTCGTTATGATGCTGTCGTCATGGAATTCGATACTACCGAAACCGTTCGATGGAACGACGTTAAGATCATTCAGGGTACCGCATCCAGTGCTCCTGAGTATCCCGTACTGGTTAAGACCAAGACAAAAGTTCAGGTTCCCCTCGCTTATATTTATGTTGGTGCAAATACCTCTGAGATTAAGCAGACGGACATCACAAGTGTCATTGGTAAGGATGAATGTCCTTTTGTAACAGGTATTCTTCAGACTGTTACGCTGGATACTTTATTGGGCCAGTGGGAAGCAGAACTCGATCAGTTCGTTGAAGACGAAAAAGACGAGTTTGAAGCTTGGTTTGAACAGATGAAAGTCGATCTGACAGCAGAGCAGAAGGTCCTGGATGATTGGATTGCAAGCGAACAGAATGACTTCCTCGCATGGTTCAACCAGATGAAGGACCAGTTGAGCGAAGATGCTGCCGGTAATCTTCAGAACGAGATTGACAGGGAGGAAATCAATCGTATTTTGCTGGTCGGTTTTGCTGATGGTAGCAAGGTGTTCTCTGATGACGGTACCGAAATTGTCTCTACGGCAACTGACGGACGAACTCTTACCAAGACGTTTACGAATGGCTTTCTTACCATGACTACGATTCTGCGTAGTTCCAATAGCGCGGATATTGCAAAGCTGGTAAAGCAGTTCTCTACTGACGGTAAGCTGATCGACACGGCCGTCACATACTACTAATTCTACTCTCGAAAGGAGAAAATTCAAAATGGCTGAAGAAGATCTGATTTTTGGTAAAAACAGACATTTCTTCGGTGGCATTGAGCCTAGCAATATGCTCACGTTTGCCGCATCGTCCAGTTACGATATGGAAAACGATCGCCCCCGCATCAAGATTATCGCAAATCTGCCCAATGATACTATTGTCGATGGACAGCTTCTGTGTACTGTCGCCGGAGCAGTTATTCGTAAGAGTGCAACTGGCTATCCTGAAACCGAGTTTGATGGCGAAGAATTCGCTGTTATCGCTCAGGATTCCGTTCTGTACGATACCGATATTGTTGCCGGTGAAGTATATTACTATTCCGCGTTCCCCTACACCACCCAGGGTGTATATTCCCGCAATAAGGCTAACCGCGCAAGTGGTAAGGGTATGATGTACTCTTACCTGTACGGTTATGATCTGGATACTTCCGACAGCAATCCGGCGACTCGTGTTACTTATCCTTCCGACGTTGATAACGCCGCTTACGCCGCCGCTAAGATGAACTTCTCTACTGGCGTATTCAACTATGGCAATTGGCCCAGTACCCCTGGTGAAGCCTTTATGCCCAGACCCTGTATGCTGACCTATGCAGGTGTCGTGGATCAGTACCTGAATCCCAATGATTACACCAAGAAGGTTGATGGCACTGCTTCTGATGTTGCAAACACTTCCTTTGGCGGTAACGCTATGATGGAGTGGCCCAAGATCTATACCAAGCGCGAACTGGTAGGCGATGTTTACAAGTTCCGTTGCTGCGATATTCCTCTGGGTGATGATTGGGAATGCTGGACCAACTACGACAAGAACAATAAGGAAATCCCTCATTTCTACACTCCCATCTATTTTGGTTCTCTGGTGTCCAACCGTCTGCGCTCTATTTCCGGTCAGACTAATCTGGTTTCCAAGACCGCGTCTGATGAAATCACTTATGCTAAGGCAAATGGCGCCGACGCATGGTACATCGAGGTTCTGGCTGACAGATTGCTGATCTGCGATTTGCTGACTATGATGGCTAAGAGCACCGATCATCAGGTGTCTTATGGCTATGGCAGATGTAAGGATGGCAATACTGCTGCGATCGGTCAGGGTACGATGAATACTAAGGGCCTGTTCTGGGGCGAAGACGACCAGACTTCCGGCGTCAAGGTGTTTGGTATGGAAAACTGGTGGGGTAATCTGTGGAGACGAACTGCTGGCTATATTAACGCCAATGGCACCCAGAAGGTTAAAATCACCCGAGGCACCAAGGACGGTTCTGTTGCTACCGATTACAATACCGATGGCACGAACTATTTGTCCATTTCCGGCGCAACTCCTTCTGGTACTTCTGGCGGCTACATTAACACTATGAAGACGATGCCCTATGGTAGACTGCCGATTACCGCAAATGGTTCTGGTACGACCTATGAGGCCGACGGCCTCTGGTTCAATAATGGCCAGAATAACTATGCGCTATTCGGTGGTCGCTGGAATACCGCGCTCCTTTGCGGGGGCTTCTGCGTCGCTCTGTCCGATGCGGCTTCGAATTCCTACACGCACAGTGGCGCTGCCCTTTCTTGTAAGCCGCTTGCCTAAAGGAGAGGACGGGAGAACCTAGGTTCTCCAGCTTAAACAAACTAATTCACTTTTTCGGGGTATATTCTGCGATCTGATGCGCTATTCGGTGGTAACTGGAATAACACGCTCCTATGCGGGAGCTTCTACGTCAATCTGAACAATGCGGCTTCGAATTCCAACACGAACAATGGCGCTGCCCAATCTTATCCAAGTCTCGTTTTTAATGCAGTTTATACCGTCGTGAAAACGGCAGGAGATAGCACCTCCTCCGCTCCCCTTGGAGAAAATTAACTCGTAGCAAGCACCTGTTAGTAGCTATATTTGCGAACATGGGTGAGAGGATAAGAGACTGACTTGTAATGAAATCATATAACCACTTATACGAATTATGCCTCTCCGATGCCAACAGACGAGAGGCTGTCCGTATGGTGAAGCGTAGTAAGCGGATTCGCAAAACGCTGAAAGCTCGGCATATTTCTGACGATGCATTGGCTTCCTATGCAGAAGATTGGATTACCGATTTCAAGAACGCTCACCATACACCGATTAAGATATATGATGGTGTCGGGCGTAAGTCGCGCTCGATAATTGTTCCAACTCTTGAAGAACTGGTCGTTCAGCATTGCATCATCAATGCGATGAAACCGATGTTCATAAAGGGTATGTATGAACACAGTTACGCAAGTATTCCGGGCAGAGGCGCGCATAAGGGTAAAAAAGTTATCGAGAAATGGATAAAGAACGATCCTGTGAACACGAAGTATGTGCTCAAAATGGACATTCACCATTTCTTCGATAGCGTTTCCCATGATATTCTCAAAGCCAAACTCGCAAAGTACGTTCGTGACAAAAAGATGCTTCATCTTCTCAACACGATAATTGACGTAACTGACGTTGGTATACCATTAGGATTTTACACATCCCAGTGGCTTTCCAATTGGTTTTTGCAGGATCTGGACCACTATGTAAAGGAACAGCTCCAGGCAGCTCATTACATGCGCTATATGGACGATATGGTTATATTTGGTCGTAGCAAACGTTCCCTGCACAGGATTCGTAAAGCAATTACTGAATATTTGCGTGTTAATTTGGGATTGGAGCTGAAAGGAAATTGGCAAGTATACCGGTTCTCTCATGAAGTCAATGAAGAGGATTGTGGTCGCGATTTGGATTTCATGGGCTTTCGTTTCTATCATAATCGAACCATTCTTCGTAAATCGATTATGCATAAAGCTACTCGAAAAGCTGCACGCATATCCAAGAAAGAGCGACCAAATGTTCACGATGCTCGGCAAATGCTGTCCTATTTGGGTTGGCTTTCCTGTACTGCAACGTATGACATGTATCTGAAGTGGATAAAGCCATTCGTCAATTTTCAACATCTGAAGCGACTCATCTCACATTCAGATCGTCATGACGACTATCGAACATATCTTAGTTTGACCAAATTATACTGCTTTGGAGGAACATAAATGGTAATCGATTACAAGAACTCTGAGAGTACCGTTAAGCCCTCTGCAATCGAGATTGGCAAGCGTTCTGCGTATGTTCGTAGAAACATTGTAGAGCAGATTCGTGAGGATGAATCCGGCAATAAAGTTTCTTACTGGGTTTACGAAGAGGCCTGCTTATCTCATGCAGAATTCAATGAGTACATCAATTTCATTTCTGCCCAGAATGCTGTGAATGGCGTTAACGATTCTGGTAACATCGTTCAGTTAATGACTGGACAGGAAATCAGCGATAACAACCAGATGATCGTGATGGAAGCCATCGCTGATCTGTATGACGTTATTGCAATGCTGGCATAAGGAGGATGCACTATGATTGAAGTCTATTGCACACTCATTATCAACAAACGGCGGACTTTTGACCGCGTGCCTGACAAGTTCAAAATGGACGTAAAGGCTAGACTGGAAGAACTCGGCTACGATACCAACGGCGACAAGATCGCTTAAGGAGGAGTAGTCGTGTTTTTTAATTTAATCATCCATATTCTTGTAGGAGGTAAAAACATGGTAGCACTGTATGTCGCACTCATCATCAATGGTCGTAGAACTTTCGATCAGGTTCCCGAGAAGTTCAAGAAGGCTGTCCACGACGATCTGTACGCCCTGGGGCTGGATGACAATGGCAACCCCATTGATCTCGTTTAACCGGTAATACGCTAGGAGCCTGCTTTCGGGTGGGCTCCTATAATCTGAGGTAAGAACATGACCATAAAACAAAAACAATGGCAGTTATTTTATCTAGGATACTACGGCGAAACCACGGATGATATTGACGGGTACTGGGGTCCCAAATCTGAAGAAGCTACCCGTGAATTTCAAGAAGCTGTTGGCATAAAAGTTGATGGCATATTTGGCAATCATACTTGCGCCAAGACCAAAGAAATGGTGGCTGCCATTCAGGATGTTATTTCGTCTTACTCGAAGAACGGGCTGGTAGAGGATGGACTCGCTGGACCCGCTACGATGTCTGCTACCGTTTGGTATCAGAAGGAGATTGGCCTTACACCTGATGGCATCGCCGGCGAAGTCACCCGTGGTTATATTCTGACCGAAGATCCTAACATTAAGGCTCCCGTACCTTCTGTCGAGCCTGATGAAAAAGAACTTACCGGCACCTTCTGGGACGAGATCAAGTATTTCACCCGTGACGAGTTCAAATGTAAGTGCGGAGGCCGTTATTGCAATGGATTCCCCGCAGAGCCGCAAGAAGCAATGGTACGAGTTGCTGACCGAGCTCGTGAATATTTTGGTAGACCGGCTAAGGTTATCAGTGGTCTACGCTGTCGTCAGCATAATGCCAATGAGGGCGGTGTTGCCAACTCACAGCATATGTATGGTGAAGCTGTAGACCTTTATATTCAGGGGGTAACCGCAGAACAACAGTATCAGTTTATTCGGAAGCAACCCGAGATCCGCTATACTTACAAAATCAATTCTACGAATGTCCACTTTGACATTCCGAAAGGAGCGCGGTGATAACCGATGGAGTTTTCTGAAATCGTACAGTGGGCAAAAGATATTTGCTCTATTGCCACCTGTGCGGCATTGGTAATCAAGCCTGTCCGGGAATGGCTAATGGGCACAAAGGCTCTCCGTGAAGGACAGCGTTGTCTGTTACGATCCGAAATCGTGCGGACATATTATCGTCACCATGACGATGAAAAGCTTCGTGAATACGAATATAAAAACATGGACCAGTGTTATAAAGCATATAAAGCACTGGGCGGTAACTCTTTCATTGACCACATCCATGATGAGATGCAGAAATGGGAGATTGTTTAACAAAGGAGGATTTAATCATGATGTCCAACAAGACCTATGATGTTCTGAAGTGGGTTGCTCAGATTGCTCTGCCTGCAGTCGGCACTCTGTATGCAGCTCTGGCTGGCATTTGGGGATTCCCTTATGGCGAAGAGATCGTCGGCAGCATTATGGCAGCAGACACCTTCCTGGGCGCCCTGCTGCAGATCAGCACTGCACAGTATAAGAAGACTGTGGCTTAATCGTTTATATTTTTCACAATAAGCGATTGCAATTGGCATAACGGTGTGCTATAATACCTCCGAAGGATGCTCCTCGTAGACTGGTGCAGTAAAACTTCCTTACTTTCCGGATAAGTATATACTAAGTCTACACCTTGGCCGAAAAAGTGTTGCGCTGCAACGATTACTGTTTCTGTCGAAGAATCTCTGAAGAAGTAATTTCTTCTGAAAAGTGATAGCTTTAACTGAAATTATCTATATTTAGCAGTGATAAAATGCTGTTAAATGTGGATAAAAGTAAGTCGATGCTACACTAAGTATATACTAAGTATACACCTTAAATGCTACACAATAGACCGCCCTAGCGTATTAGGCTTTAACGAGCTTTCTACGTTAGGGCGGTTTTTGTTTTATCTA